ACTTGGCCGAGTCGCATCACCTTCAAGCGCGGCTTTATGTTCTGCGGCTGCGATAAGTTCGTCTTCATTTAACCAATCCTTGCAATTAACCCATAGGACATCTACTGATGGTAAACTCATACGAGTACCTTTACCCATACGTTTTTTATCTATAATAGCTTTAGTGCGGCCTTCTTTTAAAGAACTTACTAATCCTTCATAATTAATCTGATGTTTGACACACCAATCTTTTAAAGGTGAAGGATATATAAACATCATCTGTTCGTCATATTCATATCTCACCATAAAGGACATACGCGGTGTTGCATCTGGAATAATTAAATGGTCTAAATCCACTTTACTGCCTAGAGTACGTGCATCATCTGTACTTTTAATGCGTAATATGTTGTTATAGTTTTCGGCTAAGAACCGTGCTAGTACAGTTTCGGCATCAACATCCATAGATTTAGCTTGCTCTTTTACATCTCCTGTAGTCGCTACAATCCATTTAACAACTGCACCAATGTCAAAATCAATTAGCTTTGCACGTTTAGCTATCATTAAACCCATAATAGCATTAGCTACAATCACAGAGTGGAATCGGTCTGATGGCGCAAAGCCACACATCTTATCTAACTTCTTCTGTGTAGTTATATAAAGTGTTTTAATTGACTCCATGTTATTCATTACAAACTGTAAATATGGTACAGCTGCATGTCCGTAGTTACCTACAATCTTTGCACTTAATACGTCAGTAAGTTCTTTCTCTAAACCTGCCATAGGATATGCACGTACTTCTAGTATTCGCATCGCTTCACCTTTAGGAAGTGCTTTTAATATACTAATCTTTTCCATAATAGAAGTATTACCCGTAGTAACACAAGCTAGATGCCATGGTTCACCACGTGTACGTTCTTGATTAGATGCTGCTGACATACGGTTCTTTTGGCTACCAGAGGGTACTTGATATAAGAAATCACTTAACTCCCCCGGTGAAGAATTTGTAACCTCATCAATAAATAAAGGTATATTGTGGTAAATTTCGGCACGATTCATTTTAGTTGCCATCGTATCTACTTCTTTTAACATTAAGCTAATAGGACTACCCCATATACTTGCTCCTGCTAACATCGCTGTTGTTTTACCAATACCGGAGTCGGGACTGAATACATGTAGTACTGCGCCATTCACAGGAGTAAACTTAGTAAAGATTGAGCCGAAACTTAATCCTATAATAAATTGGTGCAACTCCATACCAGACTTATTATAAAAATCCATACAGTCACGCCATGATTCCATAGAACCTTTCATATTAAAAAAGTCTATATATTGATTTGTAGCTGAAGATGGTGGGTTATGGTCAACTCTATCTGCACGCACTTCTTTGTTACCTAATACAAATGCATCAAAATTATCATTAACCCAACCGAACTGTCTATGCGCTGTATCTGTTTTGCTTGTGTATTGCATCTTGTTTATCCATGTTGTTATATACTGCATAATCTCTTCTGTTTTAGTAACAGCAACTCCATTAAATGCCATATGCTTTCTAATTTCGTCTTTAGAAGTAACCGCAGTTAAAGGTATTGTAAATTCTCGTACACCATCTTTTGGTAAATGTAGTCTTATAACTACAGCTTCACCTAAATCAATATCACTTAATCGTCGTGTAACATATAAATCATTGTGATAAACAAGTACTTCTATTTCATCTTCTTGTTTAATGACTCGTTTAAATACGCCGCCATTCTTACCTCTAAAGTAAGGTTCTGGATATTTAGGAATAACATATGTTTGTGTATGTCCTTGGTTTACATTTTCTGGTACATCTTCCACAATGTTATCGGCTTCGTTTGCTTCTTGTACTTCACGGCCGAGAACAATCGGGGATTTGATAGAACCTTTGTGCGGACAACCATCACAACCTTTAGGATTGAATTCTTCAAACTTGGCACAGGTATAAGGACCACCTTTAATACCACGTACTTTTTTATCTGCAAACTCTGGACTATAACCGGGATGCCCACTAGAAATTTTTTCAATTGCTTTATCTGCATCGATACAAAACTTGGCAATAGATAGCCCTGCTCTCCACATTGGTTCCGACATGGTAGCTTGATTTTCTACTACATATTTAAGTTGTTGACAGCCGTCACCTTTGACTGTCTTTAACATAATTGTTTTAAATCTATTGGTATAGTTACCTAAGATTGCTTTAGTTGCTTCATCCATTTCGCCTCTAGGTATATACGCAGGCTTAGCAAAAACAGGTTCACCAATAATATCTTTTAGCGTTTGATATGTGTTAATTACACCTGGCGGCCCTATCATTTCGACAGGTCTTGGAGTAAGTTCTTTATAGTTAAATGTGCCGGGGACTCTCAATATACGAACAGAATCCGCAGTAACTACTGGGTCTGCATATAAATCAAAGTCATCACACATGCTCTTTAACTTCTCAGCTAAAGGGAGCCATTCTTCTTTAGTAATAGGAGTTTCTAAAGGCCAATAGACATGCACACCACCGCCAGAGTTAATCAGCGTTGGTTTCGGCATACCACTAGCTTTACAGAAGTTTTTTAAACCTTCTATAGCTTCTTGTTGTGTATCGTAAGCTTTTCCCGTACCGCAATCTAAATCTAAAAACAATGACCTTAATTGTTTAACATTATTAGTTTTACGAGATTTGCCATCTTCGAATGTAGCTAGTGCATAGTAAGCATCATAGCCCTCATTCTTTAAATTCTCAGCAACAATAAAGGCATCGTCTAGTTTAGGAAAGAATTTCTGAATAGGTTTATCAGAATCCTTCTTCAATCCCACTATACAATAGAAGCCCTCATCGCCAAGAATTTGACGTAAAAAATCCAAGTTATTCATAGCCACCCTAAGAAAGATGGGGTGGTGTTACCCACCCCAAACCGTTAATTAAATATCATCCCATTCGCCAACTAAATCTTCCAATTTAGGTTCATTAGCTACTGGAGCTTTCTTCGGTTCTGCTTTCTTTGGTTCTTCAATAACTGCTTCTGGTGCTGCAAACACTTCTTGCTTATTCTCTTTTACACCATCGGTTTGTGCAACTGTTAATGTAATTGCACTGATAGCTTCTGAAGAATCTTTAAGGTGTTGCACTGTGTTATATTCATCTTCAGTCAAGGCTCTAACTGGTTTGAATACTAACTTAGGTGTAGGACTTGCTGTATCAAACCTCATCTCAGTTACGACACCTGTAATAGGCACACCATTATTTTTCAAATGACGTGCATATGCTTGTAGAGGTAGTTTACCTTTTTCGCCATCACCGAAAACAGAAGTAGGGGGTAGTACTAGTTGATATACTTCATGTTTTTGAATCTCTCCGTCTACCACTACGGCAAGACGTTGTTGGTAACGACAAGCACGACTATCACCTTGGCCAGACCCTTTGATATTTTTAGCACAAGTTAAGCAGGTGGCTGATTGCTTTTCTTTGACTTTCTCATCGGGACGTTGACTATCGGATGACCAGCAAGTTGGGGACACGGTTTCTCCTTCTAAATAACTTCCAGAATAAAAGATACGTGAAACTTTTGGTGCTGCTTTCACAATGACAACATTCATAGAACGTTCTTCTGATACACGGTATTCTTTACCGCCAATCATTTCACGGAAAACACCACCTTTAATACTAATACGACGTGAACCTAATGACTCACCAGCTAGTGCGCTAGTTACATCATCTAAAGCTGCGTTCTTTAAGTACGCAGGTAATTCATTATTTTGAAATAAAGCTAAATCGCTCATATCCATTCTCCTTCTTATAAATCTTCGTTGGGGTTAAATACTTCTACGTTTGGTGCATCGTCTGCACTTTCTGTAGTCTCGCTTATATTGTCAAGCAATCCACTGTTGCTTAGTTTACGTAAAGCTGCTTCCACCTCACTAATCTTGAAACGATATACACCGCCAAGTTTTAGTGCAGGGATTAAGTCTGAACGAATCCATGTGCGAACTGTAGATATAGATACTGAAAAATGTTTAGCTACATCTTCAATAGGTACAAATAGTTCTTCAGCCATTTTTACTCCTTTTAATTGTCACAGAATACTCCATGTTGGCATTAAGTCCCGGCGGAAGCACATCGGGGTGTTCTTCTAAAAATGCCTTCATATTAGTTTGATGAATACGCTTCTCTAATAATTCAGGCACACTATGCTCAAGAATAAACTTGTTCATAGAATCCCAGTCATTTGTTGAATATGTTGTACGAACTGTACGATACACAGTGCCTGCATCAGTCCTTAAACTTTCAGCACCAATTTCTTTCATATGGTCTAATATACCTGTCTTAACAGTTTTCATTTTCTCGTCAAGTTCAGATAATTTAGCTTCTAATTCTTGGCTGATTTCGGCTTTTTTATCTCGCATTTTTATATAAATACGAGTAAGTTGCTCCAATGTTACATCATTCTCCATCACTATTCTCCTTATAGTTAGGGTACAACTATACTATCAAACTTTATCTTAGTCAAGCAAATTCTTGTAAAGGTCGACTAACTTTGTATGGTCAGTAATACGGGTATCAAGCATTTTATATAAATGTTTCTCTGCATTTGAACCTTGTAATCTGACGATTGTCACCGGATGTCGTTGTCCTGCTCGATGTACCCGAGCGTTAGCTTGAGCATATGTTTCTAAACTTGGGGTCGGCCCCCACCAAATCACTGTATCTGCCGCAGTTAATGTCACTCCATGTGCGGCTGCTTGTGGTTGAATAATTAATATGCGTGGATTAGGTGTTTCTTGAAACTCTCTAAATATTTCTGCACGTCTATTTGCCGAGACATCTCCATTAATAATCTCAGTTGTAAAACCATCTTTTTGTAATTGTTGTGATAAGAGCTGAATAGTATGTTTAAATGGAACAAATATTAATATCTTTTGCTGTGTTTCATCGATAACTTCTCTTAACACCTTATAGCGGTTATTAATATCAAATTCTAATGTCTCACCAGAATCGGAATAAACTGCGCCACAAGAAATCTGTAATAACTTACTTAATCCTACGGCTGCATTAACTGCGGTAATCTGTTCTCCCGATGCTTGTACTACAAGTTGACTACGTAGGGCATTGTAATATTTCTTTTGTTGTGGAGTAAGTTCGACTTCACGAGTTACATAGGTCATATCGGGTAAGTCAAGGCATTCGTCTTTAGTAAATCGAATAGCAGGTTGTAAGGATTGGTATACAATCTTATCTGCATTAGGTCTTACTACCCATTTGAATTGTTATCTTATACATAACCATGTCTTTAAATGTAGTATAAAACTTAGGTACATTTTTAGGATTAACTAATTTAGCTAATCCATATGCATCTACGGGAGATTGTGCCGCAGGTGTACCTGTCATCATCCAAAGCCATGTATCTGTAGTTAAAATTTTGTTAAGTGTTTTCCATCTAGTTGTTTGTGTATTCTTATAAGCATTTGCTTCATCAATAACTATAAGGTCAAATTTATTTTCGGCAATAACATCTTTAACTATTTCCACACCATCATAATTAATGATAATAAACTCAGTATCAGAGTTGATAATACGTGTACGTTTTTCTTTAGTACCATAGGCAATATCTACTGTACGGTGCATAGCAAATTTAAATAAATCTGCTCGCCATGCCGAATCCATAATAGATAAAGGACATATCACAAGCACTCGTTTTACTTTACCTATGGTCATGAGATAGTCTGCCGCCCAAATGACTGAACCTGTTTTGCCAGTACCTTGTTCGTTTAAACAGAATGCCCTACGATGAAGTGTTAGGAAAGACGCGGTTGTCTTTTGATGCTCGAATGGTTTGTGCATCCCGGGCCAATCATACTTCGATACAATAGGTGATGGGATGTTTTTTATTTGGAGATTCTTGAGGACTTGCATCTCATCAAGTCCCCAGTTGACTAAAACTTGGTTGTTACCTATATCTTTACTTTTAGGTATTACAGTCGTGACTTTATTAGGGTCACGAAGTTTAAGCAATATTGCTTTATTGTCAATTATCTCCAAATCCATTCTCCAATAGATGTCGGCTCCCCGCAGGAAACAAGCAGTACCGACTGGTGGGGTTTATATGAACTCAAGAGACCGAGCTGATACTTACCACTCCCACCTTACGTAAGTACCTATTACACCATTATTTTAATTTAATTACCTTTGATAATTTCTTATCACCTTTTTTAGTCTTTTCAGAAACTAGGTTTGATTTTTTATCTCGTTTGAATGACCTATTCTGACTAGACTTTTCAAGGAATACACCATTTTTATTAGAACCACCCTTGTCAAGTGCTTTAACGTGTGCTACGTCTTTACCCTCTCTAATTTCGGCAGTGTGGTCTTTATCTCGTGGGTCGTCTTTATATTTTTTATCGATTGCACGTCTTGCACGTTGACGTTCCATACGACGTTCCAACTCGCCCCGAGCCTTTTGCTGTTGGTATTCTTTTTTATATGGTCTTGGCTTATTTACATAAGGCATATTAATTCCTTCCGTTATGGGGGCATTCTAATACGTAACAATGTTTCTTGCATAGACCACTAGGTCTAGGATTCCATATGTTATTCTCATATGAGAACTTCATACGATTAAATTCATTGAACCACTTCATCCACATTTTATCTTGGTTCTCGATAGAATACGAGTCCTTGACAAAGTTTTTTGATACAACAAATAATAATCCTGCTTTTACTTTCTTAATCTGTGGAAAATGCTTAAACACAGCTAAAGCCATTAACTCTAACTGGTCTGTATCAGCATATTTAGCTGACTTACCTGTCTTATAATCAATACATCGGGCTTCATCCCCATTGAGAATAAGTAAGTCAGCAATACCACGCCACCACACATTTTCATCTTTGAACTTACATGGTTCTAAGTTAGATGTCAATCCCATTTCATACTCACAGAGCTTCTCACCTTCGAGTTGTTTAAGATTATCTAATGCACTCTTTACAAAATCGAATTGAGCAGGTAAGGGTATATTATCCCTTACATATCTTTCTGCGGCTAAATGGAAATTTTTTCCATATGTAATTGCATCGGTAGATGGTTCTACTACATCTTTTAATACTTTAATATGATAATACTTTTTTGGGCATTGGTCATACATTTTTATAGAAGAATACGACCACGCAGGTATTTTACTCATTTCGGCATCTTTCAATTAACGCTGCATAACCACAAATATCTACAACTGAATCTCTATGTGATGGGTCGTTTGCCAACCTGGCAGCCTTTCAATAGAATCATCATCACAGCAACATCTTTGCTGTTAAGCTCACGCTCACCGACAGATTCGGTATAGGCATTCCACATCTTTGCTATTGTTTTTAAGTTCTTATCGGGGTGTCCATAAGTCTGTTCTCTATCACCATAAATAATCTTATGTGCTTCTTGTAATACAGATAATGTCTTTTCGTTATTGTTTTCCATTAGCAATCTCCATAACTTTTACCATAGCCCGATTCGCAATTTACAGGTAAACCTTTAGCCCAATCGGGAGTCCATTTCATACATTCTTCTACATACTTCTGTGCTTCTACTGCATCTTCTTCTTTTGCTATACATGCAACCGCATCATGTACAGTTAGTACTACATCATACTTCTTTGAAATCTTAATCATCTGCTCACCAATAATGCAACGAGCAATAGCTTGACAAACATTTTCAATTACCTTACCACCATAAATTTTATTCCAACCATATCTTGTCTTATATTGAAACTGTAATTTATTATTCTCATCTCGCATATGAACTAATTGGTCATATCTCATCAATAAACCACTGGGTAATCTTATGCCCTTTTCATCTGGGGCCAGCGTTAATACGTTATTTCTACCTAAAGATGT